AAAAGAGGAGTTTCTGAACTTTTACCCGTAACGGAAGAAATGGCAAGGGCTGAGATTTCTAATAGCTATGAATTTTCTGGAAGCAAATTTAAAACTGAATTTCTTATGGATAGAAATAGAACTAAACTTCCTGAAAAATGGTATTCAAACAAATTAAAAAAAGACATCGATGTATATGATACATCTTATGATAGAGTATTTAAAAAATATCAATTAGGAATGGGCAAAGCTCTTGCAAATATAGAGTATTTCCCAGAACATGTAAATCTTAAAGGTGTAATAAGTCCTGATACTAAAGCATCTATTAAAGCATTAGAACGTTCTCATGGAAAATGGGGAAGATATGTTAGTAACATTGTCCAAAGGCAGTTAAATATAGGAAAGCATGAAGGAGTTTTTGAAACTACAACTGGTACTCTTAGAAACTATGCAAATTTCCTAGCAAGAACACAACTTTCTTTTCCTACTGCGGGTTTAAAAAATGCTCTTATTGGGACATATCAAACGGCATTTGCATTTAAGTTAAGGCAAGTAGCTGGAGGACTTTTATCTTCTACTGATAGAAACCATAGAGCTCTTGTAAGAAGACAAGGTGGAACTGAGATTGGTCTTAAGCATATTGATACCTATGACGGAATGTTTAAAGGTCTTCTTGAAAAAGGTTTTAAATTTGGATTAATGAGACCTACTGAAAATTTAAACAGATATGTTGCTGTTGGAGCTTCGCATATTGACCAAGTTGGTCTATTGAGAACTTTAAAAAGATATGACTCAACAAGTCGAAAATATAAAAAAGCTTATAGTAGATTAAATAAATTTTACGAACTATCGGAAACTGAAATCAAAAAACTTAATAAACATGGTTTAGGTGGTGTTGATGGATTAAAAATGGAACCTGTTGAAAGAATGACATTATCAAGGGAGCTTAATAAAATATATAGCAAAATGGATGCAATGGCTCATATAAAAACGCAAGGAGCGACACTTGATTTATTTATGCCTTATTGGATGGGAAGCGGTAATGTTAAAGCTCTTACTTTATTTAAAAGAATGGCATATACTGCAAGTGTAAATACAGTTGAAAATATAAGAGCAGCAGCACGTGAATCTAACCCTATGAAAATAGCAGTAGGAACAATGGGTGCTCTTGCTACAGGTGAAGTATTAATGACTATCTATGATAAAATATTAGGACAAGGAAGGCCTGCTGAGGATGGTCCTTTTTGGGATAAATTGTTAGCACTTCTTCATAGGGGTGAGTTTTTAGGTATATTTTCTGAGTGGTTTAATTATAACCAAGAAAATCCTTTTGAGCATACCATAAGTCCAGCGATATATAATCATGCATATGAAATGGTTAAATTGTGGTCAGACTATGCTAAAGATAAAAGATTCCTTAAAGAAACATTGGATAGGACTCTTCGTTCAAGCGTAAGCTCTTATAATTCCATGATGAAAGTATGGGAAAATAAAATGTCTTTAGAAACTGTTGATGGTAAAGTGAAAACAAAAAGCCAATGGTTTAACAGAGAGCAAAAAACATTTCATAAGAAATTTCAAGAATTTTTAAAATTAACCGACCCTAACTTTAAAGCTGCTGCATCAGAATATCAAAGAGATGTTGAAACAAAATATTTTGAAAGACTTAAAAAATCATACAATACTGGAGATGAAGAACTTTTTGTAAGAACTTATTTATCTGCTTATTATGCGGTTTTAAGCAAAGAAGCTGAAAAGTTAGGAAATTATGGACTAGCAGATACACATAAATGGAAGCTTGCTGCGAAAAACGCTGAAAGAAGAATGAAAAACTATACAAGGTATTTAAATCCAAACAAAGGTTCTTTTATGAAAGAGTTTTTTGGAAAAAAATCTCAATTACAATCAAAATTAATGTATCAAGCATGGATGAAACATTTGCACCCTGATGGAATATTTAAAGATTTTCAGATAATAAATGGAAAAATAAATCCTATCATTGGTCCTAATACAAGCAAAAATCAAGCAAGGCTAATTAAAGCTGAGAAAGAGCATTGGTTTAGACTTAGACACCTTATCGATGAAAAAACTGGATTAATCAGAAAAGAATTAGTAGCAAAATATTTTGGCAAAGATGCAATGATAAACTAATCTTGAAATATCTTTTTGATTGGCAATAATACCATCTGACTCGCATCATCATCACCGCCCATTACAAGTCTAGCATCACCACTTTCATGCAATTGTTTTATACGTGCTTTAAGTTGCTTAACAGGCATTACAAACCCACCTTTAATAGTGTTTTTAATTGACAATAATTGTATCCAAGTACGTGCATCTGTGGTTGATATGCCTGAGAGTTTTCCACGACACCTCACCTCGATTGCAATATTGCCTGTTGTAGCCCATATATCACGTTCGGTCTTAACTTCTATCCGTCCGTCACCTTCAAAGACCTGTTCGATGTATTTTTCACCAACCTTTCCAAAGTCTAAATCAAGGTCAAATTTATTATTTATATAATCTTCACTTAGTGGCACCCATCTACCCCTTTCTTCTATGTTACATGGCCCAAGTATTTTAATTACTTGTAGTAAGAGTTTCTTCTGCATATTTTGCTATTAATATTGAATCAGCTGTTATTAATGTAACTCTTTTTATATAAGGACATAACTCCTTCGCTTTATCTTTAAGCCATCGTTTTCTGTTTTGTTTCTTCAATGCTTTTGGGCACTCAAAATGCTGCATCCACGTTAAAGGTAAAACTGGTTTGCAATCAACCTCGTTACTAGCCATTACGCCTAGCCAAGAACCATAATTTACCCCGTACGCAAACGCCCGACTACTAGCATTATTTGGACGTGCCCAAACTCTTTCCATTACTGCATATATTTCAGTCCTTGGCGTGTCTCCACATATTAATGAAAACAATACCGCCATATCTTCTACTGTTTTAGGACACTTATATGCCTTTACTTTTCCATCTTCAATAACAGATATTCCTCCGCTCTTGCCTGGGTCAATACCTATTATTTTAGAATGGTAATTCGTCTTGCTCATAAACTTTTACCTCTGGGTTTGTATACTCTTCAAATGAATTGTATATTTTAACTTTATCTCCATCGTAGCCTAAATCAGATGAACCCGATTCACCATATCTAACCTTTGATGCTTTTAGCCTTATGATATTCTTGTCCTTTTTAGGATTAACCTTATGCTCATAATACACAAAGAATACATTTTCAGCTACTTGCTCTATGGCACCACTCTCTGCTAAATCTGATAAGCGCGGCTCACCATCATCTCTATACTCTACACTACGATTTAATTGTGATGCTAAAACTACTGCACAATCATTCTCTTTAGCTAACCATTTATAATCGTTTACCAATTGTTCTATTTGCAATCTTCTTGAATCAAACGTTCCTGTTGGTTGTACTAATTGAATATAATCATCCATAACAACATCAGGTTTAAACTTACTAACTTCCGTAGAAGACCTTGCAAAGTCCCTTATATTGTCAAACATTAAAAAGTTATCAGAGCTATATAGTTCTGTTATTTTTTGTTTAACACGCTCTAGTTCTTTAATCTCATCTTCCTCATAGACACCTTTTCTAACCATTCCATAAGATAGTTTTCCAGACTCTAATGTAATAAGCTTTTTAATCATTTCGCTGTTAGGCAACTCTCTATTAAACAATATAACCTTTAAACCATTATGTATCATTTGGCTTAAAAGATTAATTAAGAACGTTGTCTTACCATGTCCTGGCCTACCTCCAACTATCGTTATTTCACCACGTGTCAATCCACCTGAAAACTTATCAATATTCCCATATCCTGTTTTCATTAACTTGGTTTCTTTATTCGTAATTGAATTGATAGCATCAATAAGTTCTTTATCTATATCAAACTTATCTCCTGGTCTTAATGCTATAAGTTCTCCAAGATTAGTATGTGCTGATACTATTGTATCATATACACTCTCGTTACTCTCAATTGCTTTCTTCTCTATCTCTCTAGTTTGTCCTACTATACATCTAAGTAAATACTTTTCATACAATCGCTTTGAATAAGTATCTAATTGCCCTAAACACTTACCATTGCCTAATGCACTACAATCAACTATATACACAGCGTCAACACCTTTCTTCTCATCTTGAGGTGTCAAACCATCTGTAACCGATATCAAATCAATTGTTTTCTTACTCGTATGTAACCCTGTTAAGATGTTCCAAAGTCTTCTTGCTCGTGCTTGATGAAATATTTCATCCGTATGAATGTACTTTGAAGCATTCTCGTATTCTTTAGGGTTATGTATAATAGAACCAAGCAGAGCATCTTCCAATTGATGGTCAATCTCTTTTGGCTCCATTTCTATTCTCCTTTTTTGCTTGCTTATGTGAATGACCTATCGTTTCACTTATATCAAATTTATTTATAGCCTGCCCAGCTTTAAATATAAATATAATTAATACAAGTAAAACATATCTCATCAGAGCTTCCTACTCTCATAAGCTAAATATAGTAATATTATCGTAATAACTATTACCCAAATCATTGATTTAAATTTTCTCTCTCAATCAGCATGTTTAAATAAAATCTTGCTTTCTCTAAATCCTCTACTCCATTTTTATATTTATACCTTGAGATATATTTAATTATATTACCTTCCAAATAGTCCATTTTATTGCCGTTAATATAGTCTATAGGCTCTATATCTCCATTAGTATAATGTTTAGGATGATTCACTTTGTCCTCTTTCAAAATAACTCCGTTTGACATGTTTTCTGTTTAATTATTTCAGCATACTTTGGATTAAGCTCAATCCCAATCCATTTCCTACTCAATCTTTGAGCAACATATGCAGTTGTTCCACTTCCCATGAATGGGTCAAGAACTGTATCTCCTTCTCTACTACCTGCTTTGATACATCTCTCAGGAATAGCCTCAGGAAACACCGCAAAGTGTGCTCCACTAAATGATGATGTATTTATAGTCCATACATCTCTCATTCTAGCATCAGTAATTCTATCTCTTAATATGTCAGCATTAAAGTAATACTTTTTCTTCTTAGAAAATAAAAAGATGTGCTCATGAGACTTTGCACACCTATCATTAACCGCTTCAGGCATTGGGTTTGGTTTTGCCCATATAATATCTTGCCTTAAGTACCATCCTTTTTTCTGCATTGATAATGCTAACATCCAGGGAACACCAGCGAGGTCTTTGGTCTTAAGATACTCATGCTTTGGTGGAGCTTTTCGATGTTCCCTGTACTTTTCTCCTGTATCACTATTAGTTATGGAATTTCCACCATCCCAATGGCCACCTTTTGCTCCAAAATAAGTGTCGCCAATATTTAACCATAGTGTTCCATCACCCCTTAAAACTCTCTTTACTTCTTCAAATATCTCAGTAAGTTTTGAGACGAACTGTTCTGGATGGTCTTCTTGTCCAAGTTGACCACTATCATCATAATCTCTTAATCCCCAATAAGGTGGGGACGTTACACATGTCTGAACAGATTCGCTAGGGATTTCTTTTAACTTACTAAGACAATCTCCTATCAATATCATGCTTCTCCTCTACTAGCTGACCATATCTTCTCATTGTTGCCATTAATAATACGGGAGTAATAACTGTATTATATTCAGTTCTCTTTCCCATGTTATCCATATAGTACAACATCTTTTCTTTGTAGAATGATATTAGCCAATCTGCGATGTATTCTGGTGACCGCCATCCAAGTTCGGTTTCTCTTGACTCCATTTACGCTCCTCTTCGTCTATAGCTAATTGAATATCTTTTAATAGATATTTCAGTTCAACTTCGTTCACTTTGAACAATGGAGTTTCTCCGCTTACTGGAAGCTTTTCAATTGGGTCTTGTTTGTCATACAATGCCCACTTCCGTCTCTTCAGAACACTTTCTACTATTTCTGTTATTTTCACTTCGTTTCCCCTGGTTCGTTATTTTTATCTTGATAGCTCTTAACTTTTTCTTCCACAAACTTATTGAACTTATCTTTATCTTTATTCCATTCTAAATATAGCCCAAACAGACTGTCAAGTGCACCAAGTTTTTCTTCAATTACATGAACATGATTAATCAATGTTGATATAACTGTTTCAAATTCTTTTTTTGTAGGTTTTTTCTTTACCAATTTATTCTCCTTTTATTCAAATGGGAGCAAGGACAAAGGACAAAGACATAAATAACAATAAAACCTCGCCCCCACTGAATTATTTTTCATCTCTAGTATTATATACACCTCTGAGATATTGCTTTAACCACCAACATCGCTCAGGAATTGAATCAATAATATCCCTGTGCCTTAAATATGTTGGCTTTCTATTATTGTAAGCCGTGTAGTATTTAGTCTTTTTTGGATTGTTTTGCTTTTTCATTTGACTTACTCTTTGGTTTATCTTTCTTACCTACAATAACTTCTTCTTCAATTACATCAGTATGAACTTCCTCAACTAAATCAACATGAGTAGTTCTCTGACCTTTATCTTCCATGGAATCTACAACATCAATAACTTTAGCTAAAGCTGCATCTATCCTTTCAACTTGTGCTTTCAGTTTATCAATGTCTTTTTCCATATCAATGGCTCTTCCCATTACTATCTCCTTTTAATTATTGTATCCCCCTGTGCAGCTATCGGTAGTTAGCTATAACTTGGGTGTCTTGCGGACATGAAGCGTACACAAGAGGATAACAATTTACTTGCCTATATGCCTATATATAGTAGCTAATGATACCTTCATCCATTTAGCCAATGTTGTTGGCTTAACACGAAGATAACTGTTAGATACTCTGATTACTTTTGATTTGAATTTACCTATCTTCATTAGAATGGTATCTCCGCATTAAAGTCTTTTGACTCACCTTCATCCCAAGATTTTACAAACTTAACCTCCCAAGGATTAATTTCCTTGCCGTTTTTATTTGTATAAGGTTTGCCTCTTCCCACTACTCCAATTGCAGGCTTACCTTGTATATCTTCTTCAGACAAGCTAGGCATTATTTCAACTGTAACTTTCTTTCCATCTATTTCACGCTCTTCTCTTTTCACCTCAATACCAATAGATTTACAAAACAATAAATACTTATCGTTACCTGATGGGTTAGCACTAAAACTATCACCCTCTTTTGGAGTTAAGAATTTAAAGATACCTGAACCTTTAATCGTTCTACCTACATATTCAGAACCACTATATTGCTCATCTTTAAACGTGTAAGATTGAATACCGTTTTCTTTAGCCACTTCAAAAAAGTAATTGTAAACAGTAGCACTATAAGTCACACCGTCTCTTTTAAAAGATACATCTCTAGTAGTTACATCTTTAATGTGGCCTAAATACTCACCTTTAGTCAAAGGCCTCTTCCAATCACTATCTTTGTTACTCGTTTTATTATCACTATCAGGTATGAATAATATTTCATCACCAAATAGGTCTTCAGCTTTTGCCATTATTACGCTCCTATCATCGTTGTTAGTTTGTTCTTGCAAGCTTCATAGTTTCTACTGTTAATCTTACCGCTTGCTACTTTTTTGTTGATATCACCTACTAATTCACCATCTTCAATTTTAGATAGTATTTTAGCAAGTTCATCATTTTGTTCTTTGGTTAAACCATCAGCATCAGGTAAATCCTCACCACGATATAGATATAAGCCTAAGCCATGCAATGCAATAGCTTTTGCTAAACATCTCTGTATGCTAGTATTTACTTGAAATGCATTAGGTTTTTCAATCGTTTGATTACGATTATCAAGGATAGGGTGTATCTGAGATAATGGTATATCATCTACAGTTACCTCAACCTCTACAAAGCAACCACTTTCTGTTACTGTGTAAGGCCAACCCGTTTGCTCATCTTTAATTACTCTCCAAGTTGACTCAGGTTTTAGTTGACGTAATACATCAACCGCATCTGCCCAACTTAAATAACTAAATTGACCTTTCTTCTCCACCATTTCAGATACATCATGTTTTCTGAGTACCTTGAAGTAATGTTCTTTGCTTTTACTTTGCGCCATTAATCTAACCATCCTTCCCTCTGTTCCTTAGTAAGACAAGACCAAGGCATAAATGCATAATGCTCTCCGTCTTTTAATATCTCTATATAAGGCTTCTGAGTTGAATGATTGTAACGACCTTCCATTGTATAAACTGAACCATCTACGTCTATCATTTTATTTACCTCGCTTATTTTTGTAGTCAGGTGGATTACAATAGTCCTTAAAGGAACAGTATCCACATGCCCATTTTTCTACAGGTGACACACCCAACATAAATTGAGGGACACCCTTCTCATGCTCTTTTATTATGTTTTTCCAATAGTTTCTAGCCAAGTTAATGTAGTTACTATGGACAAACACGTTCTTCATTGCGGACGTATCTTTATTGTAAAAATACAGATACATACCGTCAATTCTTCCAAACTGCTCTTCTACTGCAATTCCGTAAGTCCCTAATTGCAATTTATAATTCTCAAAAGAATCATCTTGTCCGAGCCCAAACTTTCTTTTCCAGGGATAGCTACCAATTGTTTTTAAGTCATAGAGATATACTCGTTCTTCTCCATCCTCTTCTTGCTGTGCAACAATATCATAAAAGCCTCTAACATTTAACTCAGGAATTATTATTTCCTGCTCAACATGAAATTTAACTTTCTTTTTGGATAATACTTTATCTTTTTCTTTATTATATATATTAGTATCTATATTATTATCTATACTATTATATATAGTAGAATTATTAACAAGTGCTTGCTGAAAATCATCATGAAATATAGAGCCAAAACGCATTCTGACTTTACTTGTTGATTCAACTTCATTTGTTGGCTTTACCTGTTCAATGGACTCATAATACATTTTCCTTGAACAAAAACCAGCAGCACTAGCATGATAATATCCTTCATTGCCAACGTATCTGTTTTGATAGTTCTCATCATTTTTACTGTCAATATAATTGACGTAATATTCTTCTAACCCAACAGGGTCAAATGCAGACCTCACGCATTGACTCCTTTTTTAACATAGCTGTTGATAAGTTTTAACATTATGTCGTTAATATTCTCATCATTTTCTGATATGTTTCTCATTTTTAATTTTTTCCATACATCAGTTGGAATATTTTTAACTAAAAATGTCGTATGTTCTTTACTCATTATAGCATACTCTCCTTATATAACTAATATAATATATACAAATTTATTAAATAATTTTATATATATCAAATATTATTTTATTTTTTTTATTGTTTTATTTTACGAACTTCTATGTAGCTGTATGCTAATATCAGAACCCCTATGTAAAATAAGATTCTTATAACTGTTTCCATTATGTATAGTAAATCAAACATTGCATCAGTCATTGTTCTTTCTCCTTAATAATATCCATTCACCTTTACAGCATACTTTATCAAATATTTTAATCATGCAAGTATTCTGTGATATTTCCCCATCTTCCCATAAGTCTTCATCAGGGACTTCTTCCCAGAAAACTGGATTTTTACTATCTTTGCTATCAAAGTATTGCTTAAACATTATTTTACCTTTCCTGCTAAGTCAAGTATTCTACCTTTTAGCATTTCATTTTCATTAAGTGCTTTTACAAGTTCATCGCCTAAATCATGAACCAGTGAATCGACTCTACGTAATTCATCAGCAAATCCTTTAAGTATCTCATCCTGCAACTCATCAACATTAGGTATTGCAGCCAATGTCATAAGTATATCAGCTAGTTTTTCATTACGCCATACATAGTCTTTACTCATCATCTTTCTCCTTCTGTTCTTTTGCTTGTCTTTCCATTCTATCCTGAATCCTGAATATTGAATCCCAGCTTAATATGGGCTTATTGTCTTCAGTTACTCCTATTGGATTTTTCTTATGGTTGTATTTGTTCATTTTGTCTCCTTCATCTTTTTACAGTTTATAAAATGTGATTTCATTAAATCGTGATAGTCTTCTGAGCCATAAAGTCCTTTGGCTTCACCTATAACTTCTTCGCAGAACTCACATAACCATTCTGCTTTACCATCTGGATGATGCATGATAGAATATCTGCCATCCTCAATCCATTCATTCATTTTATTACCTCTATTATCTGTTCTGATTTGTCTTGTGTATCGTAACATTTCAGGCAGTCGATACATTTGCCTTCACAATTAACATAGTTA